TGTAATTCGGGCGCGCCCGAAGCCATCAAGCGAGTTAATGTATTCCCCGACAGAGGCTTCTTTGAACGCCTTGATGTCGTAGTTGGACGTAGCGTCAGGCGCGGTATCCCATGCCGGATACACCGTCGCGACTTTTGTCGATGCCACATAGTCTTCAACATGGCGCGTCTGCCCTGCCCCGGTTCCGGCTGTGATCTCGATGAACATGCCGTTGGGCTCATCGTCAGACGTAAAGCTAGACGCGGCCTTTAGCGTAATCGTGTTAGATGACCCCGCCTGCGCTGTTCCGTTGTCGGTCGTCACAGACGATGCCGTGATAGTGATGTTTCCACTAGCCGCAGAGGGCGTAATTGTATAGGTCGGATTATGCGTGTCTAAATCAAAGGCATACAACGGAATGTGCGAGAACGGCACTGTGTCCACTGTCCACGTCGCATCCGTTGCACCGCGCACAAGGCGCAGTGGCTCAAGGTCTTCATGGACGATAATCAGCGTGTCCGCCGACTGCACCCAGTTCATTTCCGGCAAGATCGCCGCTGTCAGCGAGGACACAGTGGCGTAGTCGTTGCCGCTGCCGTTAATGTTCGTGATCTGCACGCCGTCCTTGAAAACGTACATCTTGCCCGGCGTGAACACGAGCATGTAGCTGTCGGATACGCTGAACTCAAACGGCACCATGCGAACCGCGTTACCGGCACCAGAGTCTAATGTTGCAATATATTTCGTGCCGGGGCGGCGGATAGCGCCACCCTGCGGCTGAATAGACACGTTGCGCGCGGTTGTCAGGCCCGCCTGATACTGGGCAAGGTCAGTGCGCGCGCGAAGACGAGGGTCGAGTTCGCCGGAAGTAAAATCATTCTGGATGCGAATGATACGGCTCATCCACGAACCTCAGTCAGCGGGAAGTCCATGATGTTCTGCGGAGGACGATCTACGCCGTCAATGTTCATTGCTACGCGCGATAGACCGCCGCGCATGTTTTCGCTAGGCGTTCCAAACGCAAGGCTGTGATAGTATTCGCCCTTCGTGATCTGATCCGTAATCGGTTCAGCAAACGCAGCCGCAAGCGCATGCTTGAGCAGGTTCACAAAGTATGGCGGAAAGAAGGCAGGCTCGGGACGATATTGGTAATCAATCCAGACTTGCTCGTAATCAGCGTAGAGTGCCGTGCCGTAAATCTCAAAGTCACGCGCAGGCGTACCGCCTACCGCGCTGGTAATAAATACCGCTTTGGGGTTGCCAAGAATGTCACCCGGCAGCGCGTAACGATACTTCCACTCATTAATGGGATCATCAGCAAGCTGCGCCAGCTTAACCTTCTTGATCGACCAAGAATAGGGATACTGCATAAGCAGCGTGTCACGGATGTCGTCATACAAACGATCCGCGATCTGCGCCTCGTCCGTGCCTTCAGAGAAGGAGGAGATGACAGCAGCGCCAAGCATAAGCATGGCATCGGAACAAATCGTAAGTTTAGTGTCACCAGAAGCCATAGCCTACCTCGTTAGAAAAGGGGCGGACCGAAGCCCGCCCCGATCCTATTAGTCGCCGTCAGTGGCGGCAAGCGTCGTGCCGTCAGCAACGTCAACAACGCCACTCGCGTTCGACAGAACCTGAGTAAGCGTGCTGACACGGGTGCCCCCGGTCGAGGTTACGCAATAGATCAGATCGCCCACCGCGAGGGTGTCCGAAATGTCATTGAAGTAACCAGCGGTGTTCACGTCAGCAATCGTGTCGGCAGTCTGATAGGTGTAGATGCTCGGAGCATTACCCTTCTTAGAAGCCGCAACAACGCCGAGTCCAGCGGAATCAAAAGCCATTATCTAGCCCTCCTACTCGGTGCTGCTGATATGGACAATACCCTCATCGTCAATCGCGACGGCTCCAGCGGAGAACATCGAGGAGACGAGGAAGGAAGTCTTCTCAGGCACATAATTAATTTCGGACTTCTGGTTCATGCTGATGCCCAGACCGATTGCATCGCGATGGAACGCGAAGTTGGTACGGGTGGACGGAAGCGGCAGACCGCCTTCGTCGCGATCACCAAGCATGATGAACTTGAAGCCAAGGAACGTGTCGATCTCACCCATCGACAGCGCCTTAACCGTGGCGAAGTCGCTGCTGGTGAGTTCGGTTTCGTCAAGCAGAGCAGCCAGACCGTTAGCATGGATCAACATGCAACGACCTTCAGCCGGGACGTTTTTCGCGTCCAGAGCCTTTTTGGCAGCAAGCAGCTTGGCGAGGTTCATGTTCGTGCCCGCACCACCAACACTGGTGGCAACAGTCGAGGGCGACGAAGCCGCGTTCAGCGCGTCAATGACAAGCTGATCCATCCGACGGCCAATGGCGTTACCAACGACCTGCACCAGTTCACGGCGCTCATCGAAGTTCACCTTCGCCTGATGGAAAATATCGCTGTATTCAGCAGCGATGTAGTCGGACATCGAAGCCGTGACCTGAGAGTAGGACACGTTCAGCGGGGTCACATCCGTCTGCGGAACGCGGACGGTAGCGGTGCCTTTCCCGATCTTCGGGAACTTCACCTGATTGCCTTCAACATTCGCTCGTTCGCGCGTCACGCCCGCAAGCGCACGGGAAGCCTGATAAGCCTGCTTCACCTCAGCGTCGAACAACTGAACGAAGGCGTTGGAAATGCCCTGAGCCATTTCACAGTTCCTTTCGTTAAGGGTTCAAAGTAAAGCGCCTTGCAGGTATCCGAAACCGGGCTGCTAGCTTGGATGTTTAGCGCCACCTCCCACGGCGGGTCTTGCGGGCCTCACGGTTGTCCGCATCTGTGAATATAGGGAAAAAAATAGGCGGGGTAAAGCCCCGCCTATTCCACACGATTTTTGTGTAATTACACCGGGCTGTACGGATCAGAGCCGTACATTTTCTCAAACATCTTCTCAACTTTGGCCCGGTACGCCGGATCGCTCTGGTATTCAGGGCGTCCCACCATTGACATCAGTTCTTCTTTACTTGGTCCGTCTTCGATGGTTGAGACATCGACTGGCACGGTTTGGTCGCCGTAGTAAGCGCGGATTTTTTGGAGAGCGCGTAACCCTTCGGCAGTACCACCCATGATCTTGAATTCTTCAAAATCATTCTCACCCCAAACTCCTTTCCGCACCAAGCCCTGCGCCCAATCCGTCATCGACTTAATCGTGGCGTCGGCGTTTGGCCCCAGCTTCTTGTATTCCTCCTGATAAGAGATTTGTGCCTGCTGGGCTTCTGCACCAGCAGTTTCAATGAACTTCTGTGCCAACTGGTCAAAGGCTTCCTGACTGATGCCGTTTTCCTTCGCCCAGTTCTTGTAAGTCACATAGAGTTCGTCGTCTTCGGGGATTTGTGCTTCCGCAAAAACCGACTCATCATAGTTTTCGGGGGCTTTGTGTTTTCCTTGAGAAAACTTCTTTTGGAGTTCGTTGTAGGACTTGACGAGGTTCTCAAGGTCCGGGCCTTCTTCTTCGTTCCAAAACTTCTCTGGATACCAATCAGGCTTAACAAACTCTGCTTCCTCATCCTCCGCCGCAACCGTCACCTCATCGACCGTTTCCGGTTCAGACGCAGGTGGCGTCTCAAGATGGGAAATTGTGGCTTCCTGCTGCTCCTGCTGGTTGTCGTCGCTCTCCGGGGAGGCTTCGGCCAACAGACCTTCAGTGTCGCTCATAGTGTAGATGCCCTTCTAATTCGCCGCTCTATCTCGCGGACAAGTGAGTTTTGCCCCTCGCGCGCATAGCCGTGGGACGCTTCTTCGCCCGGATACCATGTGGGCTGTTCAATGGTAAGCGCACGCAAATGGGCAAGCAACTCCTGCCCATCGTCACTACCAAAGACTCGTAGATACAGTCTGTCGATGTCGTCTTGTTCTTGCTGGTTCGTCCGCCGGAACTCAGGTTCGACTTGCCTAAGTCCGTCCCAGCCTTCGGTAAGTGTCATTAGACCCCTTCAGGTGGTGGCCCTTCGCCCTCTGCGGGCAAGATGCCCTGCTGTTGTGCGGCCATCTGCGCCATCTGCGCGGCCTGCTGCATCGCCTGCTCTCGTTCAGCAGGAGAAGTCCGTAGTTCAGCCGGTACGCCCAGCTTGTCAGCAACGTAATCCGCAATCGCGCCCATGCGCGGTGCCATCTGGCCTTCCGGCCCAAGCGCCGACGAAAGCTGCACCCACTGCGTAATCTTCTCGATGTCGCCCATGTTCTGCGCCTGAGCA